ACCAACCTTTTCCAGCGTCTCTTTGAGAACCACCAGTTTTTTCTGCTTCTTTAGCACGACGAACTGCCATTCCCATCTTCATTCTACGATCTAAAGCATTACCACCTTTACCTCTAAGTGATACTTGTTTTGCTTTAACCTTTTCGTGTGGAAATGGTTTTTCTGCTTCATCAAGATAAAACTCATACATTTCATCCCAGGTATAATCAGAAAGGTCATACCCTTCTTCTACCAGAGCATTTACCCAAAGTTCAAACTCTTCTTGACGAAGTGACTTACGACGCTTCTTCTCCATCTGTTTACGAGTAAGAACTTCACCTTGACCACGATTGGCATCAGGATCATAATTACTAGGAGGAGTGTAACCACTTCCAAAAGATTTGATATTGGATCTTACACGTTGAGTATGTTGCTTATTGCTCATACGACGTGAATCTTCATCAATTGCTTCCAGTTCTTCTTGGCGAAGTGCTGCTGCTCTCTTGCGTGCTTTGTTACCACTACCACGACGGTCATCAGCACCATACTTGCTGTAACCACCTTTCAGATAACGATCATGTGCTGCTTTTGATTTATCTGCAACTCTCTTGGAATATACTGAACCACCATACTGCTTTTGATCTCTCTCTGCTCTTGCACGAGTGCGGTTAAGAATCTGTCTCTTAGCAGAAGTGTCAGACTTTTCAGGACCAACATTATACTTCTTACGAAGTTGCTCACCTCTGCTCTCGGGTTTCTTCTCGGCAGGGGCATCTTTCTTACCAAGGAGTCTCTTAACTGCAGAGCGGAGACCCTCATCTAGAGTCTCATACTCTTCAGTAATCTCTTCCCATGTGAGTTCAGAGCAGTCGTATCCCTCATCAATAAGGAAATCAACGTATTGTTCTACTTCTTCTTTCTTGAGGTTTGCCTTGCGATACTCAATATCAGCACGGGTACCACGATCCATTCTACCCTGAGACTTGGGTTTGGTCTTACCACCTACATCAGGTTGCATACCAGGATTTGCTGCCTTGACTCTGCGACCGTGAGTCCATTCAGCACCCGATTGCTTGGAGTCACCAGAGACCATCTTACCACCAGGAGAGCGGGAGTCAGCATACTCTTTGTCAGACTGACCATGCTTACCCTTGTAGAGTTCAACCATCTGGAGAAGACCTCTCTTCACACCAGCAACATGTTCTGCAACTAGAGCACCATGATGTCTCTTGATTCTCTTCTCTTGATTGAATCTAGCAGACCAAGTTTCTTGCAGTCTCTTGGAATTTCTATATTCAGCAAATGCTTCAAGTTGATTTGCTTTTGATTGGATGCGATTAAATGTCTCAGCAAATGCATCAAAGAGTCTAGAGATTTTAGCATTTCTGCCTGAATTCTCACCCTCTGCAAGAACATCAGACAGAACATCTGCTGCTTCTTGAATACCATAACCCTGTGCAAAGAGTTCTTCACAAATTTCTTCAGCAATTTCACGAAGATCATTATCAGTAAGAGAAGCAGTGTTCATCTCACTGATTGGATCTCTATTAGAATAAAACTCTTTTTTTGCCTCAGGATTATGGACAGCAGCATATGCTTCCATGAAGTTACGCATTGATGAAGACATTTTTTTCGCAAATACTTTTCCTGTCTTTATTTATAATTCCTCTTGTTTATGTTTATTAAATCCAAAAGGAAGTGCATCTTCACCCTCTTCAAGTCTCATCTTATGAGCAAGAGTGCAAACAGATTCCATTACCTTTAGACAATCTTCCACCTTTGAATTCTCAGGCATATTCCTAAGAATAATATCAAAGAGTGGAAAGAACCTATCTGATGCTGCTTGTACTTCTTCAGGAGTCAGTGGATCCATTTTCATTTTTCAATGCCTCCTCAATTTGTTCATCTAGGTCATTAATCACATTACGAATTTCCACAATACGTGGTGGAACACAAGTGGGATCAAAAGTATATCCATCTTGTTCACGAAATAATGCTTGCCTAACTGCAGCAGCACTTCTTACATCAAGATTAATTGTGATCACAGGTCTCCCTCCTTACGGTTTTCAGAATAATATGCATCAAATGTTCCTTCAGGATATCTTGCACTGAGCTTCTCAATATTCATATCAAGAATCTCATCAAAGTTAGTATCCAGTGCCATGAATGCTTGAGCAAGATACCAACAGATGTCTCCAAGTTCACGCTTCATGTGGAATACATTCTCTTCAGTGTAGGGTTTACCCTGTAGGAAGATCTTTTTAACCACTTCAGTGAACTCCCCTGCTTCTGCAGTCAGTCCAAGAGCAGCAGTCAATAGTTGACTGACATTAGTGCCCTCTGCTTCCAGTTGTGCAAGACGTGATGCAAGAACAGGATAGTCAAGACTAGGAGCACTAGTAGTTTGTTTTACAAAGTCAATGTAGTTGTTCATAGATCTAAAGGTTCTAGTTGTGATTCAGGTAGAATTTTTTGTTCAGATAGTTGTAGATCAGGATCCATAACTGTATGTTGGACATTTACAGTATCTGGTATAGGTGGATAAACTTTAACATATGTGTAATCATATGCCCAGTGTATTTCACATATTCTTTGTGCATCTTTTTCAGATCCACAATGACAGTATCTTTCCCCCCTACTATCTCTCACTTCAAAATAATGTGGAGGGTCAATATGAGCAAGTTTCTCTTGCATCTTTCTAGTGGTCAACCCCATATTAGAATTTGAATCCATCAAATGATTTCTTGGGTTTTTCTTCATAACTATACTCTTCTTCTTGCTTGCTGTCAAGTAAGTCATCTTGTGCTGACTGCTCACAATCATAGAGTCTCATCTTTGCTCTATCAATACCCACAACAAATCTCTTGTAGATTGTTGGATCATTATATCTGTTCTTAAGTTGCTTTACAAGTATCTGTCCAAGCCCCTCGAGCTCATCAGTAGAAATAAGGGCAAACATAAGATCAGCAGTAGCAGGCAACCCAAAGGACTCACTAGTATCAGTAAGCTCAACGTCAGAGCTACCATAACCAGAACGAGTGGTCTGCGTGGCAGAAACGATAGGGACGTTTGCTTCACAAGCCAATCCTCTAAGCTCTTCAGCAATTGCTTTAATATATGAATATGAATTGACATTGCTACCAGCGCGATATCTTTCGGAAGCACATATATTAAGGTAATCAATGAAAATAATATCAGGTCTAAATGATTTCTTAAGAGCAAGCTCATTCAGCAATCCCTTAAAGTGTCCACAATGTGCTGAAGCAGTAGGATATTCCTTAATGATCAGTGTCCCCTGAGTCTTCTTAGCAAGATTATTTACCTTGGTCTCAAACATCTGCTTGGGCAATCCTGCAATGTCTTGAATATTAACATTTAAAAGATTAGCGTCAATTCTCTCCGCAATTCTCTCTTCAGCCATTTCAAGCGTGATGTATAATACGTTCTTGCCTTGGAGTAGCACACTGCTTGCGACATGACACATAAACAGAGACTTACCAACACCAGTGCCAGCGAGAGCAATATTGAGTGTTTTATTTGGAAGGCCACCCTTTGTAATCTTGTTAAAGTATTCCAGGTCGAACTCGATCCGTTCTTCCTTTTTATTGTATAATTCGTACCTTTCAACATAGTCCTGAAGGTAATCATGTCCTACATGGTTATCAAAAGAAACTGCAAGAGCATCAGAAAGGATTGATGGGATGGCGTCAGGAGTTTTCTTCTCATCACCACCATCAGCGATTTGAATTGACTCCATCAATGCCAAATAAATGGCACGATCACGACACCACTTCTCAGTGGTATTCATCAACCATTCAATCTCAGCAGGGTCACTGTCAAGATGTTCAATCAGAGTTGTGAGTTCTCTGAAAGAAGTTTCATTGATGTCTTTTCTTTTCTCTACTTCAATAGTGAGAATTTCCTTTGTTGGCATCTCATTGTATTGAGATACAAAGCTGTGTATCTCTTCATAGAGAACTTTTTGATTGAAGTCTTGAAAATATTCAGATTTGATAAAAGGAATTACTTTCCTCAGATATTCTTCATTGTGTAAAAGGTTCTTGAGAACAAGAAACTCAACCCTCTCCATAACTAAACTCTTTCTTTGCGATTTGATCTAACTTTTGCATTACTTCTTCAGTGAAGTATTGTTCTGGTTCTTTTAGGATTGCCTTAGCATAGACCTTCTTACCATCAATCTCATACCGTCCTGCTACATTCTTCCAGAGACCACCAATCTCACCTAGTTCAAGAAGACCATAATAACGATCAAGACCACGCTCATCATAATAAAGACGTACTGTAACATCTTTATTCTCCTTACTCAAACGCGACTTAGCAGTCTTAGCCTTGATAAGATTTCCGACGATTTCTGTACCATCTTTCTCTTTTTTCTTTGAGAGATAGATGATTGTACTTGCTGCATACTTGAGGCCGCTGCCTCCCCCCATTTCTTTAGTTGGTACGTAAG